AATTAATTCGTATGAAGACTAAAACCAAACCTACTACTGACACCACCGTTCGTGCTGAGTCCATGAAAGCAGCATCCTCCATGTACGGCGTCTCGGTTGCTGACATCCGCCGGGCAAAGTATGGTGGATGCACGGCGTTCCGTAATGGTCGAATCCACAGAGATGAGTTGATCCCGTGGTTGGCCGCAAACCCAGTTGATCCTACTGCAACGCTTGATGAGATGGGGTGGAAAGAGCGGCGCCTCAAAGCTCAAGTAGACAAGCTTGAGATGGAAGTTGCCAAAGAGAAGGGCAAACTTGTTGAGCGTCAAGTAGTTACTGAGGAGTGGGGTAAGCATCTGGCCTTTATCTTTGAAACTTTGGACAAGTCAATGGATCGCCATGCCTACAACGCTATCGTCAAGGAAGTGAGGACTTACTTAGGCAAATACGCTCTCGGGTAAAATAGTTTGAGAAAGTTCTTGCGTTCCATCAGATCATTGCGCATCTTGATGCTTCGTCGTGGATCTAGACAGGTTTTCTTAGCGTGTTGTTCGAGGTGGAGCGTACTGCTCAACATTGCTTTGCTAAGACCATCGAAACCACCTTGGCGGCTCTTCGGAGCAGGCAACGACTGATTGGGGAGAACAAACCCCTTGAGGCGCATCGCTACAGGCGGCGTCCGATCTGAGTAGGGGTAAGACCATTTATGAAAACGACAAAACCATAAATCTTCGCCCTACTGACTCCTCAAAAACGGTGCGTGGTTGAAAGGCTGATCACGGCGGTGGGTATCGAGCATTTAAGAGTTTAGGACGGGGTGGCTGTATAAAAACATCCCTAGAGTTCTCTGGAGTCACGCGCTGCAAAGCGTTGCTCGCAGAGGAAATTTCATTCCAGCTTTGAAATTTCCGACTTGGAAAACGACCTAATTCGATAGCGACGGTAGTAGTCTAAGATACCCACATCCTGCCCTCCTCACCATACGGTGGGAGGGTAGGGTGGGTCTCCTTGCTTCACTCCTATTCTCCTGCTCTGGTAGTAGGCTACCAGAGCGTGGGAATGCTAAGTTGCTTGGTATAAGCATTTAACCTCTGCAACTCTAGGGCGTTCGACGGGGCGTTAAGCATAAGCAACACCATATTCAGACTGGCAATTTTCGGAGGATTAAAGATTTGCAGAACAATTGATATTGCTTAGAATGTGAGCATGACAGAACAGCAGATTTGGTTGGCAACATTGGCAAAGGGGATGATTCCCGAGAAGTTCGGCGGATCGATGGTTGAATACTTTGATGGCAAGCTTCGACTACCTCACTCGACACGCTACCCAATGTACATCGCCGAGGAGTCGCCGTGGCTAATTGAGCCAATGCGAGCCATTGGTGAACCAGGAATCAAGCGTGTGGACGTTCGTGGCCCTGCTGGCGCGGCAAAGTCATTGATTGGCGAGATGCACATTGCTTGGACAATCGACAACGAACCTGGACTCTACTACTACGTCCACCAGTCTGATCCCGATGGAACAGATGCAATGGAGGATCGAATCTTGCCAATGCTTCAAGCCAATGACTTTTTGGCAAGGAAGCTTCCCAATGACCGTCACAAGCAACGGATTGCCAAGATCGTGTTTCCGCACATGAGTCTGTACTGCGTTGGGGCGAATATGTCCTCGGCGCAAAGCAAGCGTGTCAAATATTTGACGATGGAAGAACCGCATATGTACAAGCCGGGAATGATGACCGCTTTTGAGAAGCGATGCGAAGGGGTGCGGAATGCAAAAATTTTAACCCTTTCCACCGGGAGTGTCCTCGGCGACGAGTCAGACGCCGCTTACCAGTCTGGCACTTGTGAGGAGTGGCAAGTGCCATGTCCGCACTGCCGTCAGTTCCAGCGCATGATTGATAGCAGAGATCGACTGATCTTTGAGCGGTCACCAGAGACCATCACCGAGAATGGTGAGTACATCTGGAATCGGATTCTGCCAACCGTCAGGTACAACTGCGAGCATTGCGGACTAGATTGGCCGAGTGACGAATCAAGTCGCCGCTCTCAAGCTCAACTTGGCAGATATGAAGTGACCAATCCCAACGCTCCGGCAAACCATCGCTCATTTCATTGGGAAGCCGTAGCTGTGCATTATTTCAACCTTGGTCAAATACTCATGGAGAAGCTGAAAGCGTCAACAGCAGCCAAAGCGGGGCAAATTGAGCCACTCAGAGATTATATGCAAAAGCGACGAGCGTTGGCATGGGACGAGTCTCCCGCTGACAGTGAGGCAAATATTGAGTTTGATCGGATCAAGGGTGCGTATTTGAAGCGAGAACCATTCGATGGCGAGATCGGGCGCTTCCTGTGCATCGATAACCAAGCAGGGCGAGCCAGCAAAGGCGAAGGCGCTCATCGATGGTACGTCTGCCGAGCGTTCGGGCAGTCCGAATCCCGCATCATTGACGAGGGGCGAATCGTCACTTGGGAGGAGTTGGAGGAACTGCGGATCGAACTTGGCGTTGAACCTGGACGAACACTTGTGGACATTGCGTTTGACACTCAAGCCGTGCAGGAGGTGTGCGTTCGGTACGGATGGCAGGGTCTGTGGGGCGATTCAACCAATCGCCGCGAGTTTCCGCATCACGAAAATTTCAATGGTCAGCGGATTGTTCGCAAATATCCATTCTCCTCGGTCAACGTAGGCCATGTAGGCATTGGCAAAGGAGGCAAGGTGCGTCAATCCAGATATTTTTTCTGGGCGCAACAACCAATCAAGAATATGTATCACCGGATGCGTGGCGGCATGAGTACCTACAAATTCACCGCTCCGCAAAATGTCTCAGTCGAGTATCAGAAACAGACCAGCGTTGAGTTTAAGCGGCAGGAGGTGGACAAATCTGGACAGAAAAAGTGGTCTTGGACAGTTAGCAAAGGGAAGGCAAACCACTTACTTGACTGCGACCAGATGTGTCTGGTAAGCGCCCTGCTTGACGCAAGACTGCGCTCAGTATTGTTTACCACAGGCGATGCGGCAATTGAAGAGGCAGAGGTTTAATGTTGCGATGTGTAAAATTTCTGTTATCCATATTCTATATGGCAGTCAGACAATTGCTGGTTGGATGTACCGTAGCCGAGTTAAATGAAATTCGTGCTGCGGCATTATCGTGTATCGTTGCCAATGCCGTTCGCGGTATTAGCTACTCTATTGCTGGACGGCAGTTTACTTTTCCAAGTTTGGAGTCTGCGGCAGGAATGCTTCAAGAGGCTAATTTTGCACTTGGCTTACTTAACGGAACAAGGTCTATGAACGTCCGTGCAAACTTTAATCCATCCATTGGCAAGGGAACATCGTAAATGAAACCATCACTGCTTGACCGAGCAATCGGAATCATCTCGCCAATGGCGGCAGTCCGCAGGTTTGCTGCCAAGCGCCTGCTCCACGAATTCAAATACGATGGAGCGCAATTTACCAATCGGCGATCTAACGGCCCAGCGCAGATTGCTCCAAACTCGTTTCAAGTTCAACGTGATCGATTGCAGTTGCTGCGTGAGGCAACCGACTTAGAAAACAACTTCGCCCCAGCAAAGGTACTAAATCGGAAGTACGCTATGTACGTTGCACCTGTGGCGTATCACGCGCAGACTGGCGATGCAGCTCTGGACGCAGACATTGAGCGTTGGCTGAATAACGAATGGTTTCCGCATTGTGACTCAGCCAACCGAGGAGTAGATTTCTTTCGCCTAATGGAATTTGGCGTCCTTGGCATGAACCGAGGTGGCGACTACGGATGGGCATTCGTGCGTCCCGGCAGTGACCCGTCAATGAGTTACGAGGAACTGATCCGCTTGCCATTTCGCATTCAAGCAGTTGAGCCAGATCGGCTTGGCGGCGTTTACCAGAACGTGGTCTCCGAGGACTACGTCAGTGGCGTTTGCATTGGCCCAAATGGCGAGCCGACGGCATTTCGAGTATTCCGTCGCGGCATGGCGGCAGGGCAGTATACCGATCCAGTCGATGTCCCAGCATCTCAATTTGTCCACTACACAGATCCGATGCAGATTGACGCCTACCGAGGAGTAAGCAAATTAGACGCCGCTGTGGCAAATCTGCGTGACCTCTACGAGTTGATTGAGTTTACCAAAGGCAAATCAAAACTGGCATCGGCATTGACCATCTTCACCAACTCCATTGGCGCATCCGCCGGATCAGGATCAATGGACGGATACGCATCCACGCATTTTGACAACCAGCAAACTGGATTGGCGCAGGACATTCAGTATGGGCAAATCAATCATCTTCCAGCGGGACAGGATGTAAAATTTCCAGACTCAGCATCGCCAGGAGCAGAGACACAATACCTCATGCAGTTGCTCCTCAAGATGACGTGTATGAGTTACAACCTGCCTTATTCGTTTGGCCTCGACGCAACCAACCTTGGCGGCGTCTCCAGTCGCCTTGAAAGCGAGCAGGCCAAAGCGGAGTTCAACCGAGGACAGAAAGTTCTTGCTCCGTTGGCACACCGGATTAAGGACGCAGCTCTGCTCGACGCTATTGCTAAAGGCATCTTCCCAATCTCGGCAATGGAGAAGATTTGCTATGGACGCTGGAGCTACCGACCGCATCCCCAGCCGGACATTGGCAAGGAAGCAAATGCGAACATGAATCTCTATCAGAACGGACTGCTCAATCCAATGAGCTACTGGACTGAGGATTCCAAAGATCCCGAAAAAGTTGCGGATGACATGGTGCGCTGGGCAAAGATCAAGCGAGATAAAGCCTCTGCCGCCGGGTTTGCTGTTGAAGATGTCTTTGGTGCTGGCATGGCTCGCCCAACCAACATTTCGCAATCAGAGTCAATGTCCACCTCCATCGTCCCAGACCCTGCTGACGCGCCGCCTCAACAATGAATCCTCCTGCCTACATTGCCAGCGCCGCAAGAAGGGGACTTGATTTCCTTAAGCAAGGATTTGGTGGAGATGGATTGACCGAGGGAACAAAAGTTGCCGCTCGCAAGATGGCATCTGGAGAAATTAGTGATGAGAAAATCATCCTTGCAAATGCTTGGGGTGCAAGGCATTCCGTTGATCTGCAAGCAGGTAAAAACAACGATGCATCTCACAAAGATTACCCAGGCGCTGGAGCAGTTGCCCATTTGCTTTGGGGAATCAATCCTTTGAATCCGCAACCAGCAAGAGACTGGTTCAAGAATAAAGCGGAGAAAATAGCCGCTGACAAAAAACTCAGCGTTGGCAACGCCGATAAAACTTCAAAACTTATGTTCCTAGAGGCCATCAATACCGAGTCGTTGGTAGACGAAAAAACCAACACCATCCATAACGTGTCGTTAATCTCCCTTGGAGAAGCTAAGGGGCATCGATCTGATAAGACTGGCGCAAAAGTGTTTGTTGATCAAACCACTCTGGCGCAAGTGTTTAAATGCTGTGAATCTTGCAACACTATCAAGGTCAAGGTTGATCACGGTAGCGGCGTTTTTTCCACCATTGGCTATGTGGACAAATTTCAACTGGAAGACTCTCGCGTTATTGGCGATCTGCACATTTACGACAGCGAAGAAGAATCGCCAAAGATATTTGAAATCGCTAGGAAGAACCCGGCGCACATGGGATTATCGCTTGAATTTCTTGGAATAGATGAAGAGGCAAATGGAAAATGCATGGCAAGATGCGATGAGGTTATGACCGCTGCTCTCGTTAGTGATCCAGCTGCAAATAGCTCCCTATTCTTTTCATCGAAAGAAAATGTTGACTTACCTAAACAATCTGATACAAAAACAACAACTACCAGTAACAATATGAAGTTTGAAACACCTGCCGATCCAGAAACCAAGCCAGACGCAAAAGACAACAGTGACCTTGCTGAAATGTTTGCCGCGCACATGGCTGAATACGCTGAGTTTAAAGCCTGCATGGCCAAAGACTACCCTCTCAACGACACCGCTGATGGCGATGCTCCAAAGGGAGACGATCCCAACATTGCGCCTGTTGCTAAAGGCAAAAATGTGATGGAAGAATCCGACATGGCAATCGACAAGGATACTCCTGCTGAAGCTGAAAAGGAAAAAGAACTTAAGAAAGCTGCTCAACTTGGTGCGGAACTTGCGATCAAAGCGTTTGCTTCCAGAATTGGAATGCACCTTCCTTCCGCTGGTGCATCGACCGTACCAACCAAAAAGAATTTTGCCGAGATTGTTGAGTCTGAAACTAAGCGTTTCGACGGAGACAAGACCAAAGCAATGCTTCACTGCATCAAGACCTATTCCAAGGAATATGCGGAATCCCGCAACGTCCGATAACACTCAACCAATCAAATAACTCAAATTTATGGCTTCTCAAAACGATAACGGATTCCGAACCTTCATTGCCAGTCCATCAATCTCCGCATTCCTTGTGGTTGATGTTCTTGCTGACGGCTCAATTAGTCCTGCTGCTGGCGGGGTAACCGCCGCCGTGGGTGTTCTTCAACAGGACGTTGCTGCTGGTGGATACGGTCAGGTTAAACTATTTACCGCTCCCGGCACGTTCATGGTTCAAACCATTGCACTCACCACCGCTGGCAATAATTACTCTGTTGCCACTGGAGGATACGCATCTTTGGTTACTGGAACAACCTTTCCAATTGCGCTTCAAGCTCTCTCGTCTGGCGCAATCAGCTCCACAATTGAATTTGCTGGCAAACTCTAACAATCAACGCAACACTTTACTATTTAACTACTTATGCCCTACACAAATGCACAAGCAACGCCTCGTTCCGACATTTACGCGCTCGTCCAACAGGCCAACGCAGATTTTGGCAAGCTTTTTATTGGAGACCTCGTCCTTCCAGTAAAACCTGAAGATGTTCGCCGAGGAATTTACCTCAAGGCAAACCTCGCCAACGCTGAACTCCTCAACGCCGACGCGCAAGCTCGCGAAGGTGGATCTGGCTACAATCGCGTCAATCGCCGCTTTGACACCGACACGTTCGACTGTCAAGAGTACGGACTTGAGTCTGTGGTCGATGACTCCTACGAAGCTGAAGTCGAGCGCTTTATGAATCTCGAGGCTACTGAGGCGATGCTTCTTGAGCGTTCGCTTCGCATTAGCTACGAAGCTCGCGTTGCGGCGGCAATCATTAACACTTCCACGTTCGACTCTACCGATGCGGTTGTAAACTACACGCAGGCGTTAACTGATACTACTGATCCCGCAAACGATATCGATGCGGCTAAGACTTTGTTGCTCAAGCGTGGTATCATTGCCAATGCAGTGATCATGTCGCAGAACGTCTTCAATCGCGTTCGCCGGGCTAAGTTGATGCAGAACCAAATCTACGGCGTTGTCCCTCGGACGGCAAATCAACGCGCCTTGCCAAATGAGCAGGACGTTGCGCAAGCACTCGGAGTGGAAACTCTCTACATTGGCAAAGCGCCTAAAAACACCGCTGGCAAGGGACTTGCGTTCTCCGGCGATTTCATCTGGGGAAGCACTCACATCTGGGTTGGTCAAGTTTCTGGTGGCGAGTACACCGCTGGCGGAGTTGGGCGGACGATTCAATGGAGCAAAGATACCACTGGTCTCTTCACTCCCGAGACCTACCGCTCTGACGAGCGCCGATCCAACATCATGCGTGTTCGGCAGACTGTATCTGAAAAAATCATTGACGCCACTGCTGGCACATTGATCAAGACGAACTGGTCAGCGTAAACTTTGGGGGAAATTGGTGCTAGAAGGAGGTCAAGCAGAAATGCTTGACCTCCTTTCTTTTTTTGATACTTTGCATTTATTGACCTATGAAAAAACCTCGTCCATTAATCGCGTTATCCGTAATCGTTGGAAATGAAGCAGATGTGCTTGAGCGATTTATTCGATCATTTTTCCCGGCAGTAGATACTGCGGTATTCACATTTGCTCGCGGCAATCTTCCGAGGGATGGAGGACAGGAAGTTATTGAGCGAGTATGCACCGAGCTTGGATTGCCATTCAAAATCCTGCACTACGACAATGAGGTGGAGTTCGATCACGTTGACAACTTTGGTAAGGCTCGGCAGATGGGATGGTCAGCCTCCGAGAAGACAAAGGCAAAGTACATAATGTGGGCAGACTGCGACGACATCTTTGACGAGGGGTCTGTCGAGCCTCTGCGGCGTCTGGCCACAGAAGGCAAGTATGACATCTTCATTTGTCCGTATAACGTGCGTGGTGGCATTGTGGTGCAACAGCAGGTGCTTCGTGAGCGAGTAGTGCGGAACAACAAGAAGGGCTACTGGCGTTATGCTATCCATGAGCAATTGGGATTCAAGAAAGAGGCAACCTATACCATCGCTCGGGAGGTGATTTTTTGGCATCGACCATTAGCCACTAAAGGTGGTGGTCGAGATCGCAACACGAACATCCTTTCGCGGGAGGTTCGTGATGCATCCAGAAATTATTTCTACCTGCATCAAGAGGCGTTTGAAGGAAGGCAAGTTGCTAAGGCAAAGACATTTGGTCAAGCGGCGCTGAATTGCCCAGGGTTAGGCGTCCTAGAGCAATACGAGATCCTGCTAAATCTTGCTCAGTGCGAAGACGGGCCAATTGCTAAAAAATATGCAGCCGAAGCATTTTCGGTCATGCCAGATCGCCGAGAAGCATTGGCATTGCTTTGTTCATACGCTATCGTGGACAAGAATTATCCAAAGGCAATGCAGCTTGCTACGGTGATGATTGGCATTCCAAAACCTGCACAAAGCTACTGGTGTCTGAATCATTTGTGGTACGCATGGAGAGGCACAGAACTTTTTGCTCAATGCCTGCGGTTGACAGACGGTGAGATCGATGTATTTGAGAAGACCTACTTTGGAGAAGGAGGCCCAACTTTCTCAATCATCTACGCATCAGAGTCTTCTTATCAAATCGGATTGCAAGCTAGGGAGGCATGGCTAACAAACGCCGAGTACGCAAACAAGGTAGAGTGGATTTTTACGCTCAAGGACAGCGACAACGAGGCTTTGGAGATGTACAAGGGATTCCGCCATCAGATCTGCCAAAAAGACGCTACAATCGCCGATATGCTCGTTGCTGGAGCAAGCATTGCACGGGGCAAGATAGTAATCCCGGCTGCAAACAACATTGTACCAAAAGACTTATGGGATTCGTGGATTAACAAGAACGCCACCATTCCAGAAACCAAAGAATTCTTGACTAGTGTTGTTGCTGAAGATTTGCTTCCAAATATTTACACGGTCATTGACAAGAGTCAAAATTTGAGTAACATTCCAACGTGAGTCTAAGCAGTTATCTAGCACAAGATTTGGCAGGGGTTTTCAAATACGATCTCCCTCGGACGGCGATTGTGATTACCAATGGAATTAGCAAAACCTACACCGTGTTGCTGAATGACATGAGCGAAGACGAGCAAGATGACTTTGGTGGGCCAATGATCAACATGGGGCAGACCATTCATTTCCTTACGTCAGACCTGCCGGGGCTTGAGCCTGGAGATACGCTTTACATTCTGGATCTAAACGAATCCGGAAAGATTGGGGACAAGATTAATCGCAAAAAGATTGTCATTAGCACGACAATTTCCGCAGATGAAAACGAACTAATTGTAAGGGTACGAGGAGCATGATTACAAACAACGTCATCTCGCTGGCAGAGCAAGCCATCTCAAGCCTACTGATAACCAACCTCAAGTCTACGGTTGCCAAAGATCAAGTGTACATCAGTGATAACGACGAGATCAAGCAACCGATGCCATATGTGATTGTTCACGCTGAGTCTGCTGAAGAGCAGGTGACGCCGGGATGTGGACTTTACCTTGTGCAAATAAAGGTGATGTTTCGCAGTCACGTGAAGGAGACATCAACCGATCAACGGACGGATGTGGTCAACGCCCTAAACAACATGGCGTACACATCTCCGGCGTCTGCATTGTCGGCAACTACAGGATTCCATTGCCACGGATTTGTCCCAGCATCGGGATCAATGATAGTTGACGGGGATTCAAAATCTTATGTTTACGAAATCAACTACTCGTTGTATTGTATGCCAAGAGACAACTGACGTATTTAACATGAAACCACCAACATTCAAATTTTAAAATATGCCAGTCACAACCATCGGAACAGCAGGAGTAGTTTGGGGAATTACAGCAGAAGGCGGGATGTTAGTTCAATCCGTCACCGCAAAAATAACTCGGGAAAAAAATCAAGTTCGCAATGAAGCGGGTGAGTTTGTGGCTTTGGCTTTTTACAATGCACTTCAAACGTACTCGCTTAATGCAGTTTTAATTAAACCGCAAACCCAGCTTGGAACGGTATCTCCCGGGTTCGCTTTCAATCTTGTCAATGTTCATATTGGCAATGGTGTTACCACTGGTGGAATTTATTGCGATGACGTTGAAATCGCAAAATCAAACACTGAGTTTCAAAAAATCACGGTCAACGCAACTCAGTATCCATTAATTCAATAGACTTTGAAAATGACATATTATGGTGGACAATATTTACATTTGCGACATTAAGCTGGCGGCAATCCTAATTGCTCTAGGCATTCCTATTCGCAAGCAAGACCCAATAACCTGCTTAGTTACAGACACTAATGGCATCAGAAAGGAGACGTACACCTTTTGGTTTGATGTTATTGGAGTAAGGGATAAGGCATTGGAGATTGTCAATGCTTATGAGAAGGCAAGGAACTGGTCTGCATTTACGCTTCCTACTGAGCATCCCTTTTACTACATGAAGGGCGTCCTTGAGAACCGAGAGGTCTTGCTGAATTGGATTCGCAAGAAAGTTCCGCCAATGAGAGTTATTAGGCATGGAGACAAGACTGTGCTAATTGGAGACAGAGCAAGCGCAACAATGAGAAGCAAGGTAAAATCGCTATTATGACACAACCAGACGAAAACGAAGACTACTTCAAGACCTTTGAGTTCAAGGGGATTGAGATTAAACCACTTACCTATGCTCGCCGAGCGTTGGTACTCAGCATGGTAAACCTTGTTGAGCCAACCTTTATGGACTTGCCATCGTTCATCTACGGATGCATCTGCAATGAACAGGACTTGATCAAGTGGCGCAGGACTCCAATGAAGTTTGACATTGCTGTTGCCAAGTGGATTGATGAGATCAAGTACTCGGTCGAAGACTGCTATGCAGCCGGAGAGGTTGTGGGCGCTTTAATTAAGCACAGCAACGATGGTCGAGCAGCATCAAATGAGGATCCTACCCTTGACGCAGACCCAAACTAATTGAGCCGCCATCGTGCGCGGCCTATGTGGCTACTCTTGCACGATACTTCCGATGGGAAGAACATTTCATACTTTGGGAGTTGCCTTTGTACCGAGGTAATGTTTATTGTCATGCATTGCTAAGACTGCACAACATTGGGACAAAACCACTTGAATTTACTCCGCTAGACAACGCTTTCGCAGATGAGGTTTAACGCTACAGCAATAGAAAAGTCATTCGTCAAGATTCAGAAAGAATCTCGGCGTCAAGGTGTCTTGATGATGCGTCAAGCGGGACGTCAGTTTGTGATGCGCTCTCGGCGTGAGAGCAAAGACTCTGTGATGAGCAGAGAAGCAATTACCGAGGTCAGAGATCGATTGGGGTGGCGAATGATTTTCCGAGGCACATCTCAAACTCCAAATCAAGAATTGAAGCGCCGCTTAAAAGCGAGATACACATTCTCTAAAGCGTGGAGATTTTGGATGATTGACGCAAACAAAGAGCGAGTAAGGATTTGGATTCAGAACACGGTCAAATACTCTGGAATTATTGAGGAAAGGGATCACGTCACAATCACTGCTGGCAATATTGTTGGAGCAACATTCCAGCGAAAACTTGCCGCCATCACTCGAAAAATTAATCAAGCTTGGAAGGCAAACACTTCTGGGCAATACCTATAATGGCAGGCCCAGTCGCAACAGGATACCTTGAACTTGATCTTAGTGGATTCAATCGTGCGATTGAGTCTGCCAAGAAGGCGTTGACCGTGCTTACGGGGGCGTTCGCTGCCATAAAAGTTGGGGAGTTTTTCAAGGACGGAGTCAAGGAGGCGATCAACTTTGGCAACGAAATGTACAATGCAGGGAAGGCAATGGGCAATATTGACCCAGGAGTTCTTCTTATTGCTCAAAAAGCGTTGGAAGGAAGCGGATTAGCCGCAGGCAGAACAAACGAAGAAATTCTAAGAATAATTGAATCGGGAGGAAAATTCTCAAGGCTTTTCAAAACTCCTGCCGATTACGACAAAGCGATAGCAAGAGCAAAAGACATTTACGGAAGTCAAGCAGCAGTACTAACTGCAAGTGCAGCAAGTTTATCTAGAGCTTTTGAACACATTCAAGGCATTGCAGACAAGCTAAGAACATTCTTTTTGGCTATGACTGCCAAATTTGTTCTCCCGCTTGAGGCAGTGTTAAATGCGCTAAACAATATTGACGTTGCTGATTTTGGAGCAAAACTTGGGGATTCAATATCAAAAGTGTCAACAATTCTTGTTGGGCTTTTTCAAAATGGAAAAATATCAGAAGCATTTGGATTATCTCTAGCTATAGGCGCAGATAAATTTTTTGCATCTTTAGACACTTCGCTTAGAGCAGTTTTTTCTGGCGCGGCAAAGGGGTACGCTAAAGACCTTTTAGGTTTTTTTGCTGGTGGTCAAATGATGGCTATAAAAGATACATTTGTAGGCATTGCTGAATTATTTATTTCTAAAATATTAAGAGGTTTGAGTAAAATAAAAGAACTCAATCCATTTGATTCTAAAAAAGATGTAAGAGACAGAGAAAAAGAAATATCAAACAAAGAAATATCTGCGGATCAATATTTTAAAAAAGCTTTAGATAGATTGCCATCAGGAAAAGGATTTGGCGCAGGTTTTACCCAAGAGGGGGAAGCAGCAAAAAATAAGTTAAAGGAAATTACGGATGCCGCTAGTATTTCTGGAAAGGCATTTTTAGAAAAAAACGCAGGAGACAGGGGTAAATCTGAGCTTAATTACTCGGCGCTCGGCAAGCAAGATCCGTTTTCTGTAATCGCATCGTCAATGTCGAAGATTGGTGGTGGCGGTAACTACATTCAGACTGGCATGAGTGCTGAAGCTAGGCAGTTGATTCTTAATGGGCAGGCGGCTCTTATTCAAAATGAACTGACCATAAAAACTAATTTGCTTTTAGAGCGAGCAGTAACAGGGCATGGACTTCCGCTTTTAAACTAATATGGCCGTAACACTTATTGGAACACTGCCGTCTACTCTGAATGGATCTCCTTCAGATTCTGTTGAGCAATCTGAAGGATATGAATTTCGAGTGTCATTTGACTCGTCTGTTACGGCAACAGTTACATATAAAATTTCCTCTGAAGGATTTAGTATTGACGATCTTCCAAAATTAAACTCGCCCCACCCTCACGATCAAACGTTAACTCTTTTTGAGTCTTCCGCATCTAGGGAAAGCGGAAAAATAATGAAAGTGGTTTTGACCTATAAGGGAGTTGTTGATTCGAATCTTTCGGAAAATTACGCACAATCAGAATTTAACGCAGGAACAACATCTGAGCCAATTGAGACGCATCCAAAATTTGCTTACCCATTCAATAATCCAGGAGTAATTCCACAAGAGCTTTGCGCGATCAAAAAGTCACTTGAAAACAATATTGACTATGGAAAAAACAACAAATTCATCAATGAGACCGGAGACTCCGTTCCAGCAACTCAACCGGGACGATTATTGTACATCCTTAAAAAATTTGGAATTGAGTCGTATTTAAATCTGACGGGCACTTATCGCAGGTCATATGTAAAAACAGCGATTCCAACAGACTATTCCAATGTTGGATACATCACACAAGTTGCTCCATTAGGAACTCCTCCAATAACTCCTCCAGTAATTGGGTACAGAAATTATTTACAGACTTCATTGACTTGGAAAAAGCAAGCGTCAATTGTTTCCATTAGTGAAGAGTATATGCTTTCTGGAGCATCTGGATGGAATGAACACATTTACACAAAACCACAAGACCCAGCTCAACCGCAAAAACTTACTGAAATAGATAAAAAAAGAGTTCCAAATTAATCTACCAATATGGCATCAGAAATCTCATTCTCAGCGTCACTTAGCTACGCAAAAAGCGGAACGTCACTTAATCGCCAATGCTCAACAACATTGGACGTTGCTGGGTTAAAATACGCCGATGTCGTGCAAGCAATCACCACAGCAGGCGTCACTGTCACTTTTGGCACGGTTGGCACGGTTGGGGTATTTATGCTTCAGAACATTGACACGGCGAACTATGTGGACGTTGGTTTTGATGGATCTACTTATCCAATTAGATTGGCGGCAGTCTCCGGCACACAAGGCGGATTTATTATTGCTCCAAACAACGGATCAACAATTTACGCCAAAGCAAGCGTGACTGGATGTAACTTGCTGGTGCGTGGCGTTGCTCCATGACACAAAACAAGCTTCCAGTATTTTCGGCAGGGAAACCTATCGCGTCTGAGCTTGCGTCTGAAAAACTCAACGCTTTTGTTTCTTATGTAAAAAGCATCACGCCAATTCCCGGAAACGGATTGACAATGACTCGAACGCCAGACGGCACAGTAATCAATATGTTGTCTGGTGAGTATATGGTTGGAGCATTTGACAATCCATATGTGCTTGCATCATGCCACTTTGCAAGTCTTGTGACCACAGCAACTGGCGGAGGTGGCACATATGGGCCTTGGGGAGGCGTCAGCGATGCAGCGACTGCTACCTATGGCAATATCCCCACAGGATTTTCGCTTGAGTCAATGCAGGTCGATGAGTGGCATCGGGAGCGCAATCCTAGACAACCATTTGCAGTTACAGGATTTGCCAATGGAGATGAAACTAGGGGAGTAATTGCTCCATTTGTCCGAGCGTATGATGGATTTTACTCAATCTCCGCAACCGGATTTCGCACATTTATCACAGGAACGTATGCTGGTGGCCCAGTGTTTGGATTGGCTCGCAGGACGCCAATGTTTGACCTTCGTGGAGTGTTGGTATCAATCTCGCCAGAAGTGTTGCTAGGGAGTGGCTACGGCGCGTACACGGCGCAGTACGAACTTGGAACTTGTCGTTACGGATCAAGTTTTAGCGGCCCAAATGGCGTTACTGGGCCTTGGGGTGGATCTATTGATGCCATCACTGCCGGGTTTGTTAATGGCCCATACATTGATCAATGGCACAGAGACAGAGCGCCGCTGACCGCTATTGGAAACCTGCAAAGCTTTGGAGTGAGTGGCCCATTTGTCCGAGTGGTGTCTGGACTTAGCCTTTGGTCTCCTGGGATAAGCGCCTACGTTTTTACCTCGCCTAGTGGCCCAATCAATCAGATCTACGCAAGATCTGCCCAGCACGATTGCAGGGGAATGCTTCTTTCAATTGGCGAAGAAGAGCTAATCAACGATGTTGGCGTTATCCAGAATCCCTACATCCTCGGTGGTCAAAAGTATGGATCATCGATGGATGGTTCTCCCGCCATCACCCTTGGCCCTTGGGGAGGTGTTAGCGACGGCATTGCTGGAGTAGCCACAGATTCAGCGTTTCAAGACGAATGGCATCGGGATCGACCACCATCAAACACCGCTGGAGTCCAGACATTTGGAGTGACTGGTAGTCTTTTTCGATCAGTTGGAGGAGTAAGCAACAGTCCAACCAATGGATATGTGTACAACATTTACACTAGGTCACTCTCGTTCGATGCTAGAGGATCGCTTGTTTTTATCTCGAAAGAAGTCAAAACTACCATTACTGGAAGTCTTGGAACTAATCCTCCTTGATGACACTTGTATAATTTTGCAACTCCCTCTACAATAATCACCAATGGCATCCATCACCATCCCTCTGTATTACGACCTTGACCTGCTCCTCTGGACGAGTGCCGCCGGAGGGATCGCCCGGCAACCTAATCTGGTTCTCGGCCAGTCAGACTCCATCGCATTCGCAGTGCAATTTGTGCGGTCTGGAGTGGTCATTGAACTGACCTCCCCAGCGTGGATTTGCGGGATCAAACCGATCAACGACACCGCAGGCGATTACCTCTGCCAGACGACCACAGGCGTCAAGACTGGCTCAACCACCACAACAGTTTACACCTTCACCCTGCTCCTCGACTCGACCGAGTTACGAGCGTGGTTATTGACTGTCACGGCGGTGACCAATTATGCGGCGTTTTCAATCAGGGACACAGTCAATCTGATTGCCACCTTGCCAGCGATCACCTGCACGATTCTCCCCGACTACACGCTTGCAGGCACAACGCCGACGGCGGCGAGCGGGACACTGATTGTGGGTAGTGGGCAGACCTTCACGGTGAGCAAATCGTTTGCAATGCCAACCGACAACGGCACGGATGCGTATGTGCTGAAGACCAATGGCGCAGGGGTGGGTAGATGGGCGGTGGACAGCGCGGGAACAGGCACAGTGCAGAGCGTCAGTGTGACAACCGCTAACGGAGTTTCTGGCTCGGTGGCTACCTCGACCACCACCCCAGCGATCACGCTCACGCTCGGGGCGATTACGCCGACCTCTGGCTCTTTTTCTGGCACTGATGACGCAACTAATATTGGGAGCGGATCAATCAATACGCAGGGTGGAATGGGCGTAACAAAATCGCTATATGTTGGCACAAGAATTGAAGTTGGTAGTGGGGGGCTTAGCGAATCACTTTTTGATCAAGATTTGAAGATTACGGGCGACCTCATTGCGACCTCGCTAAAATCGACCGCAGGAAATCAGACACTCCTACTCTCCCCAGTCGCTGACAGCGTCAACTATGTAGCCATTGAGCCGAGCGTAGCTGGCTTACCTCCCCACATTTACGCGAAAGGGGCAACGGACACAAATATTGGTCTGCATCTCAGCCCAAAAGGCGCTGGCTACGTCAATGTGCAGGACGGAAATGACGATTCAAAACGCCTGCGATTCGGCGCGAGTGGCAACTCCGCCAACGTCATTACCACCCTTGAATCCTCGTCCACAAGCTCGCAGACAATCACGCTCCCAAATGCCATCACATCGGTGACGCTGGCGGGACTGCAAATGATTCAGACATTTAGCGCGGCGCAAACCTTTTCCTCAACTGTCAGTCTGACCCTCAACACTGACGCAACCAGCTCGACCGTAGGCGGAACGCTGACTGTGACAGGTGGCGCGTCGGTGAGTCGAAAGCTGTTTGTTGGCTCGCTTCTGGACATTGTCGCAACGACCTCGACGGCGGGGCAGATTACGCAGGCGGGGACGCGAATACTTCACACCTATGGTACAGACAATTTGTTCCTCGGAGGCGGTGCGGGAAACACAACTAACACAGGTTTTTACTCTGTGGGAATTGGAACTCGAGCGTTGTTTTCCCTTACCACTGGCAGGCAAAATTTGTGCTTTGGGTGGCAATCTGGTTATTACATTACGACGGGTTGGGACAACACAGTTTTTGGCGGATACAATACTGGACTCGGTATCAGCACGGGCAGTGGCAACTTAGTTGTCGGGGCAGGTGCTGACATCACTAACGGCAA